TAGAGTCTATGAAACAAATTACCTGTCCCATTAGGAGTAGAAGCTATTAATACTTTTGATTTAGTAGATCGTGAAATAGTTGGAAACACTGATCTCCAAAAATCCTCTAATATAGACTGTGGCTCAACGAATCCCATCTCATCTACAATTAGACAGTTAATAGAAGCACCTCGAGCAGCAGATCCAGTCGTGGTACTAATACCAATACGTGATCCGTTTTCAAATTCGCAAGATGTTTTACCGTATTCTTTAACACCTGGTTTTAACCAGTTAGGTAACTCTTCATACGCTAGTCTCACTCTTCTAAAGATTTCAATTGCGGTTGCTTCTTTATTTGCTACAATAATAATATTCTGATAGTCATTAAAGCACGCTACCCATAGAGCATAAATTGATAACATTGTTGTCTTACCTACCTGTCGCGACGCAAGTAGAATAACATTTCTATTATCTCTAAGAGTGCGTAACATCCGTTTCTGGAATGGAAATAGCTCGATTACAACCTTACCTTTATCAGGATCGATAATGTAAAAAAAGTTCTCTGCAAAGTGCAGTAGATTAGCCTTACTCTTTTTGAGATGATAAACCATGTCTTTAGTATATTCATCTTTCCAGTGCTTGTTAGGTAAGTTAGGATTTCCTAAATAGTATTCACTTTTTGTATTATTAGAGGACATTTTGTATAAATAGTTATATGTCGAAATCTAAAAATAGAGAATTTAATTCATTAGGTGATGTTTATGGTAACATTCTTAATAAGGTAAGGACAGTTAGCGAAGGTGTAAACGAGATTGGCGATGCTCCTCTACAAGCTGGTGGACCTCTAGAGAAGTCAGGATTTAGTACTAAAGTAGTTGATAGAAGAACCTTGAAAGATAAAGGTAAAGGTAAAGAGCTAGAAAATTTTTATAATATTAATAGGCTATCTGAGGAAGACGAAGAAGAAGGTTGTAAGCATGCAGCTGAGGGATGTGATTGCAATGATTGCTCTCAATGTAAGGCTAATCAAAACAAAGAAGAAGATGAAGAAAGTTTAAAAGAAAGTAGAAAAATAGCCCGTAAAAGCCTAAATAATTTTATGAGACAAAAATCCGTATTCGACAGACTATACGCCAATGTTATGAAAGAATCTTTCGGCATGCCGGGAGGTCAATCTGGTAATCCTTATGGTGATGAAGCAGAGGAGGGTAATGACCTCGATGCTCTTGGCCTTGATGAAGTAACCCCTGATGATGAATTAGGTGGTGAAGGAGAAGGAGATGAAGTTTCCTTTACACTCGATCGTGCAACTGCTGAAAAACTTCATGAAGTCCTTGGAGCTGTATTAGGCGGCGATATGGGTGAAGACGATATGGGTGAAGACGATATGGGTGAAGACGATATGGGTGAAGAGGGCGGTATGGAAATGGGTGAGGAAGACGAAGAAGAATTAGGTCATGCAGGTGTTAATGCCAAGTACAATGATGGTAAAAGTAATAAAGTAGGAAATCTTAAGGTATCCTCTGGCGGCGCCTCATCGAAGTATACTGATAAAGTTGGTGATGATGGTGACCATGGTCACGCTATTGTCAATGCTAAAAAATATAATGACGGTAAGAGCAATAAAGTTGGATCCCTTAAAACCGGTAAATCAGCTTTCGAACAATAAACTAAATAAAACAAAATAATACAAGCCTAATGGTGAAAGCCATTAGGCTTTTTTTGTATAAATAATAATAATGATTGCTTTTAAAGATTATATTATCGAATATTATAAGGGTGACCCAATTGTTAATCCAAGGATGACAAATGGTAAAGATCCTAATAGAGTATTAAGTAGAATTAATCAGAACACTGTCAATAAAACTTATAGTCATAAAGATCCTCTAGTAGATAATATAGTGGGTGGCAAGGCCCAATCACTTAAACTATCAGGCCAACCTCTTATGAATTTACTAGTAAAATATGATATTACGTTTAGTCCCGGTGAGACTAAGGTTTTAGGTAATTCTGGAGTAGAGGTTGAAATGTCAGAAGATGTATTAGGTAATACAGGGGTTTTTAGAAAACGTAAAACAATATGAGCTGTAACACTACAAGACAAGATTGTAACCCGAATAGTATATTTGCGGCGAATGCTAATCCAGCATGTTCTCAATTTATTAATCCGGGTAATTTTCAAGCTGAGCAGCTAATTTATGACAACTCGTTTAA